AACGAGTTCGAGGGGTGAAGTGTGCCAGTTTCGAACAAGATACCGAATCAGACCCCTATCTCCTCTAGTGGTTGTAGTACCCGTCTGATAACTCACACGAGCACCATCAACAATAGCCTTATCCAGGTTTTGTTGAGGCATGTGGTCAACGAGTTCTACAAATCCATGATCTAATACTTTCTTCATTATGAATATCTATCCGTTCTATTCTTTAATATTTACATTCATCATCCATCGGGACCTCTCCACAAAAATCGTACAACTTAAATAATTTGTCTTGTGCATTTTTGCTAACAACTTCAACATCGTTCATGGCATCCATAGCGTCATCTACAAGTTCCAAAAATGAGTCGAGTTCATCGAGGGCTATACGGTGGTTCATTCTTTTACTCTTTTGCGAATGAAATGCAGTCTTAAGACGTTTGTTACTCTTGATGACCTTGTCTAGGTTGGGCTTGTTGACGGCGCACATTCGAATAGTGAGACTCATTATGAATAATTATGCATTTATATCTTTAATCAACTCACTTAAGTCTCTGTAGTACCTCTTGAGGTCTTTCATAAACCTCTTATTATTTTCAAGAACTTCACATTCAACTTTGTTTAGATAAATCCATGCCAAGTTTGATTTTGAATACTTTGTCATTTTCTGATTCTCATTAGGTCTACGTGCCACCAACTTTATAGATTTTTTCTTTTGGGAAGCTGGTATAATCTCCTTCCTGTTCACGAATGAGAGTGCTTGCATAACAGTGTCTGCGAGGTCATCCTTCTTCTTAGATTTCACAAATGTGTCTATCCAATGTGCATTTGTTTGTCCACTACGGATAAAGGCTTCACATCTTTCGATGGCAACTTTCTTTCGCTTATTATATTGTGCCTTCCCAGGTCCTACAACATCCGGAATCTTATGACGAGCATCATAAAGGATTGTTTCAACATCTGGGCATTTAATAATAAAATAAGCGTGTAGGAAATGCATAACAGAAATCATCTTTTTATTTCGATCCGGTTGTTTCTCTATAAGTATAGTCTTTGCCGTGAGTACCCAAGGTCTTTCGTCTAAGTGTTTTCGGAGTGATACGTATACACCATCTGTGTGTTGGGGGGGTATACCATCTACATCCCACTCACGGACGAGATTCCCCGAATCTTCATCGAGAAGACATAATGCTAAATTTTTTGTGCCAACATCGATACTTAAAATCATTATATAAATCTTTAAATATACCTTTAACTACGTATACATATTTGGAATATATGTATAAGTATTGAACTATTTATTATAGATGGTTTTTAGAAACGACGACTTATACGCCCGGCTCCGGCCTTACTCAAGTTCCTGGTAGCATTTTGACCAGCTGGTGACATACCCATGACAATGAGGAGTACAATGAGTAAACAACAGCATACAACTGAGGCGATCATGGCATATTTCATAGGACCCGTGAGACCCTCAAAGAACGAGGTAATAATATCAGCAAGACCCTTGTTCTCCGTCTTTGCAGCTGCATCCGCGGCGGCTTGGAGTTGATTTAGGATATCACTGGACGCGATGGCATCTGTGAGATTTTTAGTCACCAACGTCGCAACAACTTGGGCTGTAATATCTTGTGTATAGTTAATTGAACCACCTTGGGTGCAATCTACATTCCGAACAGTGTACACACCATCGTTGATACTCACTTGTTCCGCTATGGCATTGTTGATGTTTTCAGTGACGATGCTATTCGAAATAATGTTTTGAATCGCCAACGTAATCTCTTGACTCACGTTTTGTTTGTCACCAAACTGAAAGTTACCCGCCTCTGTGACTTTATCAACCTGTGCCTTCGCGTCAGCCGTCATTTCAGTAGTGATAGCATTCTTAATCGCAGTTGTTTGTTGATTGGTGAGTGTAGAACTTGAACTCGCGGTAGCATCAATATTCTGGATGACGTTAATCTCGCATCCAAAAGATCCATCCAAAACGAGAGACATCGTATTGATGTTAGCTTGAGACGCTACGGATGTATTTTTATTGAGTGTGGTTTGTTCATAAATACTCTGATTTATGGTAGACATATCAAACGTCTGGTCAATCGTTTGTGAGCCACCCCCTCCCATAATTTATTAAATTATACTGAGAAATTAATGTCAGTAATATATATAATGAAACTCAACTTCAAAAAGATGAAACTCAATCAAGTCATACTGGTCGTAGCCATTATTGTGATCGTGGGTTGGTTGGTGAAGAAGTCCAGGAAAGTGGAAAACTTAGTGGGTGACCCCATAGTTTCTTCTGACATTGTCCTCTATGTTGAGAGTCGTGATGAACCTAACCCATTCATTGTCCATAGTATGGCCAAGGAATTGACTGATGACAATAACAAACTCGAGAAGATTTTGGAACTCGCGAGTCAAGGTAAGAATGTTGAACTTTTGTCACTTGTCAAGTCCCTGTAAAAAAATATGAAAAGTAAATCAACCAATTTTATTAAAGTTCACCATACATTTAATAAAATATCAGTAGATATTAATAGAATAGAATGGAATGGCTATTTCCTAAGAAGGAGTATCACTCGAGAAGATCCGTCTTCGGAACACCTCTTTGGCACTCTCATGCAGTTGAAGACACCGTCACCGACGTTGCTCGCGCCACCCCGATTGGGGTAGTTGTTGATTTGGTACAAGGTAACGACACCGTGTATGAAGAAGCCTTTCGCATACCAGCAGGTGATCAAGGACCACCAGCAGATGGTAGACCCACATGTACTTCATTTGAAAGAGCCAACTTGAATGCAGATTCATTGCGAAATTTTAATACGACACCCGAATGTAAACCTCCAAATAATTTACCCTCATGGCTAGCGACTCAGAGAATCCAATTTTGTCAAAATGTAAACAACTTCACCAAAAATCCAGGTGGACCTGGGGGTTCATGTTCTGAAATAAATGCGGGTCAGGCTCTAGCTAAAACCTATTGTAGTCAAGGTGCCAATATAAAAGCGTCATGGTGTCAAAGACAGAATTTAGGTGATAGTGTATACGCCGAACTCGCAAGTGCGTATTGCCAAACGGATACAGGTAAAGCGGATCAATGGTGTACATGTTATAATGTGAAAGAGGGTGTATGTGATACTAACCCAAATGCCGCGGGGTGTGCAGATAAGGCTTTAGCATTTGACCCACTTGTTAACGCAACACCTGAAGGTTTTAAAAGTGAATGGATTGGTCGCGAAGGGTGTTACGGTGCATGTACAGAATCAGCGGGTCAGTCTAAATATTTACCTATTGATGAAACCAATAAATGTGCATCACCTATAAGTATATGTGGACCTAGAATTACAGCTGATAATTTAACAGCATCTACGATTAACTCAAAATGTGTTATAGCCGGTCAAGAATATAATGAGGATGGTTATCCAATTGGGGATGGAGCTGGAAGTGTAAAGGATAGTGGAGGTGGAGGTGGAGGTGGAGCTACTCCACCAGGATCTACCAATTTTGATGTCCTTTTTGGAGAAGAAAATAAAACGGTAGGTGTTGGTGCTTCATTTGCATCCTTGAGTTTGTGTTGTATGTGTATCATAGGGTTGTTATTAATGATGAGTTCGGGTGGTAATAACAATGGTGTACGAATGAGGTTCAGGAGATAAAATATTTATGAGTAATAGAATACCATGGCTTTACTATTTGGTGGCGCGGTAGCCGCGTGTAGTTTTGGTGTAGTAGATTGTGATTTTTCATCAGATGGATCTTATCCCACTGTTAATATTGATCAATGTGAAGAGGCTGACAAGCAACTCAAAGAGGAGTATGGCAATGATTACCTCACAAATCGTACTACCATGCCAATTACGAGTTATGGTCTTCAATACATCAAAAGTATTGGGTGTGAAACGACATTTGGTTATGACACATTAGCTGATGAGTTTTGTCAATCCCTAGAGAATTACGATAGTCAAATTGGTGATGGTCAGACGTGTGGTACGTCTAGGGATGCAAATAATACAATGAGATCTCGGTGGTGCCTAAATGAGGAGGGTCCTGATACAAATATGAGTAATGGTATCCTAATAGGTTCAGACGCGGTGAATCGTTTAAAAGTGAATAGCAAATGCTCCCAAGCGATGTTGTCAAATAAATATGACGAGACATGGACCAAGTATTGTAAAGCTAAACCCGGTGATTCACATTGTACATGTTACAATATGAAAAACAATGTGTGTGGGACACACCCCGGAGCAGCTGGATGTACGTATTATAAAGTTTTGGAGGAGAATAAGGAAGCTTTTAGTACCAAAGAGGAGAGGGACGCACTAGAAGAAGGTGAAGAGGTTGCGTCGTATAATATTCTCAAAACCAAGGGACATTGTAGACCGCGTTCATGTGACAGTGGATATATTCCACCGAATGTAAAGAGTGATTGTGAATCCACGTATCCGATATGTGGTAAAGATATAGACATCCGTACGAACACAAATACTAATATCGCAGTGAAGTGCAACTATGATTCTGATAAATTAACCTCATTACCAGATTGGTGGAATGAAGAGCGGGATACCAGTTTCATCGATGCAGCTCGCGCTAAAGCTACAGCGAGAGATGCAGCGACAGATGCAGCGACAGCTAAGAAAAACAAGGAGTATATCTTATATGGTGGTGTGAGTTCATTATTAATTTCCTCACTATGCGTGGTGATGATAATAACGGTGATTTAGTGAGATTCTAAAATAATATAATACTTAAAGAACACATCATTTTTAAGTACATGTGGTGTTATTGGTGTTGTCACGATTTCAATGTTACACCTTTAAGTATGCCATATAGATATGACGACCGTAGAAAACAATTTACTACGACGGGTAATTATTGTTCATGGAGTTGTATGAAGACCCATGCGATTGACAAATATGGAATAACCAGGGGTGGTATCATTTGTGGAAATATTTCTTTAATGAGAAAACGATTATATAATAAAATGATATCAGTTAAACCTGCACCTAATCGTTTTAGATTAAATGTTTTTGGTGGTGATCTTACCATAGAAGAATTTAGAAAAAATCAAAGTATTGATATAGAGGAACAACAAGAAATAATCACTAAACCACTTGTAAACAACATAATACCCATTACTTCAAACATAAAAAAGATGGATGAAATAAAGAATGCATCATCTACTAACAGCAATACACTAAAACTGAAACGGAGTAAACCTCTAAAGAGAAATCATAATAATTTGGAATCAGCTTTGGGTCTAATTATTACACCCAAAACCTAGATTCCTTTTCTGTTTAGCTGTGGGTAAAGATGGTGGTACATATTCAGATTTTTTACTATGAACCCATCGTTCACCATCGTGGGCTGCCCAGCATATATCCAGCCTCTCCATAGCTTTCCTACATAGGACACAAGGTAGTGACACTGCATCTCCGTTGATGGTTTTGCGTTCGATCACCATTTCACCGTGTTTCCTATGGAGCCATTCTGTAAACTGGTGGGGCTTGTACCCTTTTTTCATACACTCTCTATATAGGTGCTTTATGAGTTGTCTCTCTGCACACATATGATTATTACTGATGACGATCGGTCCCTTAGACATATAGCTCGTCACTTGGCAGTATTTCATTGGTGACAATTTAAGCACATTTGTCCGTCGTATACAAAATCACATTTTGTACATTCACTTAGGGTTGTAATATTTCTTTTAGGGGTAAGTCCTTTAGCGAATCGTTCTAGTTCTTTTACTGTATAGATTCCGTAACGAACCATAACCTCAAGTGAAGGAAATCGCATTCTATTTTACTTACTTGGTAAAACCTTAAGCGAGACAAGGAAGACATTTTTTTTTAAGTTTGAGCATCGTGGCGAAACTATCAACCATAGGGGGTACGAGGGCCTTTAGGACGATTTCAAACTCTGAATCTTTATCACCTTCGTCAATCTGTTCGATGAGGTGGTTAAGAACACAGATGACCAACTTCTTTTTATGGGGCCCTGAAAGTTTCTTGAACTTCTGAGATTCCAACATGAGACGACCCAAGATTGGGGGGACGTCCTCCTTAGTGAGACCATCATCGATATACTCAATCCTGAGTTCCTCAACAGTTTCTATGAGGCTTTGCGGGTCGATCTTTCCAGCAAACTTTTGTAATATGGTATCCATTTTATTCTAAGTATATATTAAAAATGAATGTTGATAACACAATCGCCAGTATGGCTGTTGGTATTGGTTTTATTCAGATGTACCTGGATATAAATAGATCTAAAAAAATGGACGAAACATCTAAAAATGCTTTACTATTGAGTATCGTTGCTAGTTGCTTATGGTTTATTTATCAATATAGACTGCATGGTATTAATTTTATGGTTATGTACACGACTCTCGGTATTCTAGTTCAATTGTATATATTGAATAACATTAGTGCTAAAGAAGTGGAACCTATTATTCTACGGTGATGAGAATGTGCGTCCTACTAATATTCCAGTCAAGGGAACTCCATACACTACTCGTCTCGTTGAATCTGTCAACGGACGCGTCACTATACAGGGTGTTCTCTTGATTGGATGATGTCGGGTGAAAATAGTATTCAGTTCAATCTAGAGGTCGAGCTATACTTGGGTTCGCAATCCTATTGGGGTTGAGTGCCATGTAACTAATAAAGTCGATCATCTTAATTTTTTCATTCATTGTAAATGTTCCTGCCCTACGCATCACGTAAGCCAAGAGCATCATAAGTATATATACATTGTATACAATAGGCTTCATACTATCAATTAGGCAATTTTTGTGGAAGATTTAGCAGCAGTAGTCATAAGAAATGTAGAGATGAGAAGAGTGCAGATGAAGGAAGATAGAGTCACACCCGAGTAAACCTTTACACTCTCATCGACATCCTTACAGTTCACCGACCAGTTGAGAGCCGCCGCGCTACCTACAATACCCATCAAAGCATATATCATCAGGAAAACCTGGGATTCATTTTTAAACAGCTTGGTAATAAGCAGGGTGAATGGAATCGTTAGGGCGATAGTGAGGGTGGCCGCAAGATACTTGTTAAGATTTTCTTGAACGGTCTTACCCTTCATAGATTCACACTTGGAATAAGTGTCAATACCAACAGCGGCGACCGTCATATACACGAAACCAAATACCATGAGAACAAGGACAGTCATATAAGACACCTCAAGGTCGAGCTTACCCATTTGTAATTTTTTCGCCTGGTTCATCATAACGGCAAGATTTGGTGTTGCGTTAGTCGACATTTATATTAATCCCAGAAAATAATATAAACTAAATATATAATGATCGTACCTTCTACAATCTTCGTCAAGACGTGCGCCAATATTGATCCTCAAAAGAAGATTGATATGATTGCTCATATGTCTACGGATAATAGAGTATCAATCGAAAATGTGGTATGGATCGCAGATGATAACTGTAGTGATTTAATCACCAAATGGGTTGTGAATACTTCGAATATAAACTATAATACATATTTAACAAGTTCATTTCTTAAGACACTTCGGGGTTTCAAGCAGATGGTGGACGAGAACATCGAAACAGCGTTATTCATTGATGATGATATTCTATTTCACAAGGATTGGAAGACTATATTCGAAAGTATACCAGAGTCCAATGCATCCAATGGTTTCATAAGTTTGTGTATTTCGAAAAGAAGAAATATTGTTCCTGTATCTGGAACTATTTACACCGTTGATGATATCATAGGTAATTCTGCATTTTGGTGTTCAAAGACTTTTGCTGAAGGTTTTATCAACAACTTGAACATGGATAAGATGCTCGATTTATCTATGCAGGGATATCTTATTAGTAATTCTAAGAGTTTATTGTGTGTACCAATTTGCCATGAACTTTCTCATCTCGAACAATATAGCACAACTGGGGAAAATAAGACCGAATATTACACAAATTGGAACGATTTTGTAAACTCGTATGGTGATTCTACTAAAACTACATATTCTACATTATTGTCGAATTATGAAGTTTTTCTTACAAAGAAGAGTAGTATTGAGGCGAAGTTTACAGAATTGTTCGGAAAGGTAGTTAAAATACAAAACGTTAAGTATTTACTCAATGATGATTCCGAAAATATGATTAATATATTAGACTATTAATTTAATAAAAAGTTTTTTAGATCTCCACTATTTTTTTGTTGAGACCACCCAAGTGAAATTAATTTTTTGGCGCAGATGTGATAACGTCTATCATTAAATGGACGATCTTCTACATACTCGATCCATCTATCATAATCCTTTGTACCGGTTATGGTTTCTATTATAAGTTTTGTAACATCCATAACACTGAGTTCGTCATCCGATGCAATGTTATATATTTCACCATTCAATCCTTTCTTCCATACAACTTCTACTGCATTAACAACATCATCCACATGCATGAAAGCACGTTTTATTTCAGATGACCTCTTTCCATGAAGAGTACATCTTTTACCCTCTTTTATAAGCTTTTTAAACTTTGGTATGAGTTTTTCTGGATACTGATTCGGACCATAGACATTATTACATCTGATGACTTTAATGTTCATATTGAACGACTCTATATAAGACCGAACAATCATTTCCGCTGCAGCTTTTGAAGCTGAATATGGATTGGTAGGTTTCAGTACACCCCGTTCTTCTGTGAAAGGTTCATCTATCACAGATTCTCCATACACCTCATCTGTGCTAAAATGAATAAACTCTACATCGGGTATGTGTTTTCTACATGCCTCAATGAGTACATGTGTCCCATATGCGTTATCCATCGTGAAACTTAGAGGGTCGATGAATGAATTATCCACGTGACTTTGAGCAGCAAAGTGAAACACATAATCAAACTTGTATAAGTTTACAACGTGTTCCACAAACTCTGGTTTACATAAATTTCCATTAAATAAAACAGATGAATTAGGTTCTACATTTTCTATATTCGAACAATAATCAAGTTTATCAATATTTACAAATAGAATATCTGGATATTTTTTATGTATAATATTGATAAAATTAGATGCGATGAAACCACACCCCCCTGTAACTAATGCATTAGGCATTTACTTTAGTAGCCGCAAATGTTTTAAGTAAATTACACACACGATCAACATCATCTATATCCATACCGTGATGAGATCCTAGGAGGAAACCATCTTTCATGATATGATCAGCGTTTTCAAACTCACCCAAGTACTCTCGGAATGCTGGGTGTCGGGTAATATTACCAGCGAATGTAACCCGCGTCTGGACATCGTTATCTTCCATAAAATTGACAAGTTCGAGACGATCTGGACATTGGAGGGGGATAGCAAGCCAGTTGGGTATTTGTGAGTCATCTGGGAGGGTATAATACGAACAATCCTTCAAGTTCTCGAGGTATCTTTTTATATTTTCACGTCGCTTATGAAGAAATCCTTCAAGTTTATCGAGTTGAACAAGACCAAAAGCTGCATTCATTTCACACGCCTTAAGATGATATCCAGCGACACCATAGAGAAACTTCCAGTCATAGGGGATACCATCTACTGAGTGATTGAAACGCTCACTAGGTTCCTCAATATTGTCACCAATACGACCCCAGTCGCGGAACATTAAAGCTCTCTTGAGAAGTTTGTTATCGTTAAACATCACCATACCGCCACAACCACCAGCGGTGATGACATGACTAGCATAAAAGCTCGTGGTGCTAATATCCGTACAAGGTGTATGTATGATCGTATCAGCTGAATCTTCAAAGAGGATTAGATCTGGGAATGCATCCCTAATTCCCTTCCAATCTGGTATATTACCAATTAGATTTGGGAGTAGGAGACACTTAGTTTCTGGTGTAATAACCTTTTTGAGTTGCTCAACCGTTGGTACATACGAATCGATACCAACATCACAAAATACGGGTTTGAGACCCAATTGAACCAAGGGGGCGACAGTTGTAGCAAATCCACACGCGGGAGTCACAACTTCAGTACCCTTAGGAAAGTCAAGGGCACATAGACCGAGGAGAATTGCACTACTTCCAGAGTTTACAAAGAGACCGGACTCTTTTCCAAACAAGTCGGCGACTCTCTTTTCAAATTCCACGGTGCGATCACCAAATCCAGCGAGCCAGCCATCACGAAGACATTCTTCGACAGCTTTAATTTCTTCCTCCCCATATGATTCAAATTTGTTGGGTGCATACCAGACCTTTTTTGTCATTATAATTTAAAGAGTTATCTAGTCTTTAAGTAAAATGAAAGTTTGTGTACTTGGTGCAGGTGGTTTTATAGGTAAGAATATTCTTCGTGACACTGACTGGGTCGGTGTTAGTCATCAGGAGTTAGATCTATTGAATCAGGAAGCAGTTGAAAAGTATTTCAAATATAATGACTATGATGTAGTTGTACACTGTGCGGCGAGTATAGATCAAAGTAGTCAGAATACGACATACCAAAATATACTTATGTTCGAAAATGTTATTAGGGTATTCAAAGGTAAACTATTATACTTCTCAAGTGGTGCAGCTCTTAGAGGTAATCCACCGATAGATCCATATGGACTTTCAAAATGGTTAATAGATCAGAGAATCAATACTATCCCCAATGCATATTCTTTACGCATATGGGGTTGTTATGGACCTGATGAATTACCAACGCGTTTCAGTTCCGTATGTAAACGAGAAGGACATGTCGTTATCGATCAAGATAGATATTTCGACTTCATCGACATAGAAGATGTCCGAAAAATTGTTAAAGAGTATATATTATCTAAATGGTTGATGCCGAAGACATGTAATTTAGTGTATCCCAAAAAACTCTTACTTTCCCAATGGGCGGAGGTATTTGGGGCGACATATGAGATTCGTGATATTTCTGGTTTAGGTGAACCGTATATTAAAGATTTCGGAATATCATAAATTAAGATGAGAGTTTCAATTATAGGTACCGGAAATATAGGAACCGATTTATTGTACAAACTACTAAAAAATGAAAACTGTGAAGTTGTTGCTTTTGTCGGTAGAAGAGAAACGACTAAAAAATTACCTGAAAATGTTCCATATTATTCAAATAGTATTGACTATTTTATAGAAAACCCAAAATCATGTGATATTGTATTTGATTGCACAGATGCATATACAGCGAGTAAGAATGCGGTTGTATTTTTATCACAAGATATCATGGTTATTGATATGACTCCATCTAAAATTGGTATGATGTGTGTACCAAATGTAAATTGTGATTGCTTACACCATACAAAAAATGTTAATATGATAACTTGTGGTGGCCAAGTTTCAATACCTTTAATAAAATATATTACTGATAAATCTACTGTTTCTTATGTTGAAGTTGTAACACAAATCTCATCTGAGAGTGCTGGTATGGCTACAAGAATAAATATAGATAAGTATATACAAACAACTGAAAGTGCAATTCAAAATCTAACAAGGGTTACTAATTGTAAAGTTATTATCAATGTAAATCCTTCACCGACGACTGTCATGCAAACAACTGTATTTTTTAAAGGTGCTAAAGGTAATTTTAATGACTTTGATGATTTTATTACACGTATGCAATCATATGTTAAAGGGTACCAATCAGATATACGTCCAACTTATATATCCGATGATATACTAATGGTTTCAATAAAAGTACACGGTTCTGGTGACTATCTCTCAAAATATGCAGGTAATCTTGATGTTATTAATTGTGCAGCGATTGAAGTTGCAAATAAAGTTTCAAAAATAAAAAATGGTCAAATTGCTATAAAGAATGTATATGACACAATTTTAGACATATAAATAGTACTTAAAAAATACATACATCATAACAATAATGACATCAATCAAAGTTAGTGATGTTATCGTGTCTTTTTTATTACAAAAAGGCATCACAACTGTATTTGGAATAATTGGGTCAGCAAATTCTCATATTTATAATTCATGTGCAGAAGCTGGTATTACAATTTTTAACACACATAATGAACAAGCAGCTTTACTAGCAGCTGGAGCTTATTATAGAACTTCTGGAAAACTAGCTCTCGCCCTTGTAACAGCTGGTGGTGGGGCAACCAATGCTATAACAGGTGTGGTTAGTTCATGGGCTGATTCTATACCATTGATTGTAATTTCTGGACAGGAAAAAAGAGAGTATGTAGATATTCATTCTCACCGAAGAATGTTTGGAACCCAAGGTTTTGATATTGTGCATATGGTATCAAAAACGACTAAATATGCAAAACTTGTAGAAGCGTCGTCTATATACGATGAATTGGAACACGCATACAATATATCTATGTCTGGACGAAAGGGTCCTGTGTGGTTAGATATCCCATTTGATGTACAATCTAAAATGGTACCCGCACAGATTTGGAAACCACTACCCATTACCAGAATATCACCAAGTGAAAGTGATATGGAAAAGGTAATTACTCTTATAAATAATGCAAAATACCCAGTTATACTAGCTGGTCATGGAATAAAACTTTCAAATTCTACTGAACTTTTTAAGTCTAGAGTTGAATCATTAAATATACCATTTTTATTAACTTGGTCAGCGATAGATTTAATTGATCACAACAACCCGTTATTCTTTGGAAGTCCAGGTGTTTATGGGCAGAGATCTGCCAATTTTATTTTTCAAAAATGTGATCTTCTCATTACAATTGGTACAAGATTGACTATACCACAGACTGGTTACGATTTCAAGGAAGTCGCTAGAAATGCTACTATAGTAATGGTTGATATAGATGACACAGAGTTCAAAGAGTTTGTTGATTTACCAATCAAATCAGACTGTGGTACATTTTTAGAACAACTTACCGACGTTCAAAGTTCTCGTCAGGTGTGGATAGATGAATGTCGTGCGATCAGAAAAGAATTTCCGATTGTTGAAAACTCTCACAGAGATGATGTGTTTCCAAACTCATATAAAATGATTGACCGAATGTCTGAATATTTAAAACCCGATCAAATTATTGTAACTGACATGGGTACAGCTCTACTATCTGGACATCAATCAATAAAATTAAAAGATGATATGACTATGTTTTCTTCATATGGTCTAGGTGAAATGGGGTATGGATTACCTGCTGCTTTTGGCGCAGCTGTTGCTGGTAATGGTAGAGAAGTTTTATGTCTTAATTGTGATGGTGGTATGATGATGAATATTCAAGAATTACAAACAATCATTCAACATGGATTGCGTGTAAAGATTGTTATATTCAATAATGATGGGTATTTAATGATTAAACATACACAAAAAATGTTATTCAATGCAAACTATACAGCCGTTGATACAAATACAGGTATTGTTTTACCAGACTATATGAAAGTTGCAAATGCATTTGGTTACGAAAACTTTAGGATTAAATCGTGGGATGAGTTTAATTTTCACTTCCCTCGTTTCATGGATCACGATGGACCAGCAATTTGTGAATTATTTATGCCCTCAGATCAAGATTTCTTGCCAAAGGTGAAGGGTGTGGTTCAAAAAGATGGGTCAATTTTTGCACCACCTATAGAAGAAATGTCACCTTTATTACCAATGGAAACAATTGAACGCATTATGGGGGGCGTAAAGTCAGAAAAATCAGCTATGATTGTTCGCTCATCTGACTAGCAATCACTCTAACAAGATCTTCTTGGCCAGCTACTAATTTTCGTGAGCCTAGTTCTTCAACTAGTTTTATAAGAGATACATTATATTTTTTCGCAGATTCTAATATCTTTTTTTCAAATACAGAATGTAATGTGTGTTTTGCAGTTAATATGTTAATAACTTTTGTTACGGGCGCTTTGTATCCCAATGCATCAATTGACTCCAAAACATTTATATCATTCGATGGGTGAAGAACTGTCATAATTTCCAATGGTGTATTACCAGCACCTGCACCGAAACCATGAACAGTTACATCTATGATTTCAGCACCATTTTTTATAGCGACTAAAGAATTCGCGACGGCTAATCCGAGATTGTTATGCGCGTGAAATCCCAATTTAATATCGAGTTTTGACAATTCTTTAAAAGATTCTTCCACTTGATCTGGAGTAAACGAACCTGTTGAATCCATTATTATAACAGCTGATGCACCATAAGATTTAATCTTTTTCACTTCTTCTACTAATACAGCTAATGGACATGTTGCACACATCATAAGAGCACCGTACACAGTCTTACCTCTGGAGGCTAAATATTCTATATGTGTTTTTGTCATAGAAGCTTCCGTACAATGTGATGCGATTCTAAATATGTCAACTCCTAGAGTAATCGCAGGATCTATATCCCTCTCTATAGTTGCTAATCCAGGTATTACGTGAACAGATAATTTTGTATTTTTTAGATAACTCTTCGCCAAAGATATCATTTCGATATCACTTAACGTCGCTTTACCGATTAAAATAGACGAAGCTCCTAGACCATTTCCATGACCAATCTCCATCACAGGTATATTAGATTTTTCAGCGAATATACAATGCCTTTTTATCATATCGGCGGTAAGTTTGTGAGATATAGCGTGACACCCATCGCGTATAGTCAAATCGTGATACTCTACCATTACATTTTTATATATAAAACTCTTTAAGTTAAAGATGTGTATGGTATATACCGTATAATATGAAGTTGACATATACTATTCAAGTATGCAATGAATCTAGAGAACTTTTCTCACTTTTAAGTTTACTTACACGTATTATTGATGATGAAGACTATATCGATGTTACAGTAGATTCTAATAACACAACCGAAAAGGTTGATCTCGTTTTAAAACATTTCGAGGATCGTATAACCGTGTATAAAAGAGCATTTGATACATTCTATAAAAATTGCCAATTCCACATAGACATGGCCAAGGGGGATTATGTGTTTCACATCGACGCGGATGAGTTACCCCAAGAATCACTCATCAAAATTATTAAAAATGTTATTGAAGAAACTAAATCGGAAATCATAGTTATTCCACGAATTAATATTCATCCGGATATCACCGAGAAGGACGCTAAAGAGTTTGGTTTTACTTTAAACGAAGTTGGTTTTATTAACTGGCCAGACTTTCAGACGCGTATTCATAAAAAATGTGATCATATTCATTGGACAGATGAAGTTCATACTAATCTTGTAGGTTCCGATAAGGTGTTGGGTATTAAAGCACTTCCATCTCTCGCGTTGTGGCATATAAAAACTATGGATAAACAGAAAAGTCGATGGAAGAAGGATGAAACTGGGGTATATAATATTAATGCACCATCAAAGTCGGATTTATATGATTTATTAATGTAGTTAAAACCTTGAAACATTTAAAGTTCAATGATTGTTGTAGTATCTGCACATGATGAGAAATATGAACCACTCGCAGAGTTGACGCTTTATAATAATAAATTAAATTACTGTGTAAAACATGGTTACAAACTTCATTATTCTAAAGATTGTGGAGCGAAAGCTGGTGGTAAACCTGTCGTAGCCCAACTCCCACCCATTCCAGAAACACATATTCCAGCTGGATGGGGTAAAATATTCGTAATGAAGGAAGCTATGGAAAAGTACCCAGATGCTGAATGGATTTTTAACACCGATTGTGACGTTATGATTACCAATATGAATATTAAAATTGAAGATATTCTGAAAGAACATGCACCCGATAATATCCATATTCTAATTCCAGCTGATTGTAATGGTATTAACTGTGGTAATATGATTATTCGTAATTCACCCATTGGTAAAGCTTTTCTTGATACAATTATCGCGGGTATGCCTCTATACAGACATTGGTATATGTTCGAAAATCAACTTATTCAGGATCTATTTATTGGTACACATTTAGAAGAATCGGGTGTTACACCGGGTGGTACATTTTGGGCTAGAGTTGGTAAGGTACTTCCACAAAGAATCATGAATTCGTACGACTATATAAACTTACCACGACTAAAAAATATAAAAGAATACAAAGATATTCTTGGAACAGATGGTCAATGGCAAAAAGGTGACTTCTTAATTCAATGGCCTTCCACTGATTTGGAATATAGAATCAATGCAGCAAAGGAAATTTATAAAGATATTGTAATGTAATAAAGAAATAATTATTTATTACAGTTAGGTGATATGAATAATCTTTCACACGCAGAGATTAAAGATAAGTATTTGGATCTTGAAGTTAAATTGGATGAACTTGGTGCAGAATTACGTGAACTTCCATTTGAATATAAATTAATTGATCAAGTTGGGAAAATTGATCAAGAAATTGATGTAATCAATAATTGGTACGAACATATGAAAGTTAAAATTAATAAGTATGAGTCACAGAAAAAACATGTAGAAAATAAAATTGAAAATATCACAAAACGAGTTAGATCTATCAACAATTACGTTCAAAGTATTAAATTACAAGCTTCTTCTCATGCCCTACACAAAGACCGGTGTTTACCATAACTTTATAACCAGCATCTTTTAGGTTTTTACAAAATGCAACATCTTCACTACACATGTCACGTAATACCTTTCCATCTTCAGTTTCTATCTCCAGTAGTGGATAACTAAAGTATGGGTATGTTAGTTTTTCTATAACACCTTTACGACACGCAAAGAAACCCATACCATTATAGGCGACATCTATATATTTTTCCTTTTTGTCAAGAGTAGATACATTAATAAACTCGAATGATCCATTTTTTTTGAAATATTCTAAATCCCATTCTTTTACCGCTGCATAATGTTTCAAATCTATCATTTTATAAAGCCCGGATATCACTGGATATTTATCGGTGTCTTCGATAAGTTCAATAAGTTGTTCAGGTGAAAAGAATATATCTGAATCAATTGTTACCCAAACGTCGTATTCCTTTTCACCCCCAAATGGAGTCTGTGTACCCCCCCTTAGTACATCTAGTCCCAATGTCTTCATTCTAGAAAATGCAACAAAACTCGAATATTCGTTTACAAGTGAAATTTGATACCCTTTCTTAGTCATTTCAACGAGAGATTGTGACCAATTACATAAGAAACTCCCTGAATATTCCCTACCTGGTAGAGCTATTATAACCTTCTTCATCTGACTTATCGTACACTTAATACTTTAAGCACCTCCTTTACAGCTGGGTGACGAACTATATCTTCATCCCCCATTCCTACATGTATAATATACTCAAGGTCCTGGCACTGCATTTTGTAAATGAGGTCTTGTAGACCATTCCCAGGACCAAGGTCAGATTGTGCCAAGTCTCCAGTGACGATGAGCTTCGTACCTTCACCCACCCGTGTGAGAAGCATCTTCATTTGGTTCGGTGTAGCATTCTGCATTTCGTCTGCGATGATGAGAGTATCACTGAATGTACGACCTCTCATATACCCCAATGGTTCGACGGTGATAAAACGGTCAATTTGATTATATGTAAAAAAACACTCAAAAATGTCATACATTGGTCTTGTCCATGGCTCCATCTTCTGAATCATATCCCCTGGGAGGTACCCCATATCCTCATCAGCCGCCACAATTGGACGAGTGAGTACAATTCGTGGGCGCTGAAATTTAGATACATGTTCTAGGGCAACCTGACACGCCAACATAGTCTTACCCGTACCCGCTGGTCCAGTTCCCACCACAATAGGTTTAGGAGACCTGAGGGCAAGCATATATTTACATTGACCAGGGGTTTTAGGGAAGTTCATATATATATATA